TGATAAGAGAACTAAGATTGCAAATTATTATGTTGCTTCATCTCGTCTTGGCACAGAGCTACTGCGTGGCGCAGACCAGTTAGGAACTTACGGCTTCTGTATTTTCAGAGTTGAACCTAACTTCAAGGAAAATAGACCGCATATCCATGTTGAAAACTCTATGGGTGCGTATTACGACATGGACAGGTTCGGAGAAGTATCTGTTTATTGCCGTTCTTATTATCGTAAAGCTGGAGATTTAGCAGCTAAGTTTCCAGAGCTAGCAGACAAGATTCTGCAAACAAGTGCATTCGGAAGAAGTGATTCAAACGAACTCCTAGAAGTCGTTCGTTGGACTGACAAGAATCGCACTGTAATGTTTATTCCAAGCCGTGGAGGTGCAATACTTGCCGAAACACCTAACAGACTCGGTAGAGTCCCAGTTGCTATTGCTCAGCGCCCTTCGCTCGACGGTGAAGTCCGAGGCTCGTTCGACGACGTTCTTCCTGTTTATGCAGCTAAGGCGCGACTTGCTCTCCTCACTATGGAAGCTGTTCAAAAGTCTGTTGAAGCTCCTCTTGCTCTTCCCACTGATGTTACTCAGCTTTCCGTTGGTCCTGATTCAGTTATACGTTCTAACTCCCCTGAGAAAATTCGTCGTATTAATCTGGACGTTCCTCAATTTGCATTTGCGGAGAACAATGTTCTAGCAGATGAAATGAAACTTGGAACTCGCTTTCCTCAAGCACGTGCAGGACAAGCAGAGGGTTCTATTGTTACTCGTCAGGGTGTCAAGGCACTTATGGCTGGATTCGATTCACAGATTAAAGTTATTCAATCAATCCTTGGTGAAGCAATCGGTGAAGCAATCTCTATTGCATTTGCTACCGATGAAGCATACTTCCCAGCATTAGCTCGTGAAGTATCTGCTACAGCCAACGGCGTTCCATACAAATTAAAATACAAACCATCAATCGATATCAACGGCAATTACGGCGTAACAGTTGAATACGGATTGATGGCAGGACTTGACCCTAACCGTGCATTGGTATGGGGTCTACAAGCACGAGGCGACAAGCTAATCTCACGAGGAATGCTACGTCGCAACTTACCGATTTCGCTCAATGCTGGAGAAGAAGAGCGAGCAATTGACATCGAAGAGATGCGCGATTCGTTGAAAGCGTCTATCTCACAGCTTGCAGCTGCGATTCCACAAATGGTTTCGCAAGGACAAGACCCAATGTCACTTGTTGAAAAGATGGCAACTGTTATCGACGAGCGCAAGAAAGGCACACCACTTGAAGAAGCGGTAGCCAAAGCGTTTAAGCCAGAACCAGCACCACAAGCACCAGAACAACCACAAGCACCAGAAATGGCGCAACCAGAACAACCAGCAGGTATGGGTGGCGGTATGCCACAGATGCCACAAGGTAGACCTGCAATGCAGGAACTACTAGCAGGCTTGACTGGTTCAGGCAATCCAGTTCTCGCAGGACGAGTAACTCGACAAATACCAGCATAACTAAGGAGAAACAATGTTTGGAAAGCAAGGAAAGGCAGCGAAAGCTCCAGTTCACCCAGGACACGCAGGCAAGAAGAATGGCGGTAAGGGCGTAGGACTAGGACAGGTATCAAAGCCAGCTGCAATTAAAGGCATTAAGGGCAACAACAACAAGCTTAAGTAAGGATAACCATGGCGAAGAAACCATATAAGTATCGCCAAGCCAGAAAAGACGCTAAGGCTGCAGCAAAAAAAGCTTTTCCAGGAAAAGTAAAAGCTGCACGTAAAGATATCACAGGCAAGATTACAGCCGAAGATAGATTAGCGCTCAAGGATATGGCTGATACTGCTAAGAAAGAACTTGGCAAGAAGGCTTATCTAAGTAAAGCTGAATTTGATGCTACAAGAAACGCAGAACTTGAGAAGTTCCGCGAGTCAATGCGTGAAGAGTTTGGCGAATATGCAGGCAAGAAAGCAGGAGAGCCAGAAGCTCCAGCTAAAAAAGCCCCTGCAAAGAAAGCTGCTGTCAAAAAGCCTGCTGCTGCTATTACTGAAAAGAAAGCACCTGCTAAAAAGGCTGCTGTAAAGAAGGCTGCTGCTAAACCAGCACCTGCCACTACAGAAACACCAGTAAAGAAAGCTGCACCAACTACAAAGAAGATGACTCGTGCAGAGAAGTCTGCTGCTAATAAGGCTGCATGGAAGAACATGACACCAGCAGAACGTAAGAACTGGGCAGCATCTAAGCCAGGAGCAACTGGTTCTGGAGTTCCAGCAAAAGACAGTGGACTACGCAAATCATTAGGAGTTTCTACTGACAAGTGGTCCAAGATGACACAAGCTGAAAAAGAAGCTGCTGTCAAAGACTCTGCTAAAGCATCTAACGCAAAAGAAAAAACAAGAATGGCTAATGCTGAAGCAAGAGTAAAGGCTCGTCAAGAGGCTCGCACTACTGCTACAAAGCGTCCTACGCTTGCTGATTTGAAGCGTAATGAAGCTAAAGGTTTAGAGGAGGCTAAGGCACGTGTTGCTGCTAAGAATAAAGCTCTTGCTGATTCTGCTAAAGGTAAGACTCAAACACCGCAAGCAGTAGAAGCAAAGAAGAAAGCAGCTGCAAAGCCAGAAGCTAAAGCACCAGCCAAGAAGCCAACAGTAAAGAAGTTTGCAAGAACTCGTGCAGTTGGTCGAGGTGGCGCATATGCTGCTCTTGCAGGTGAAGTAGTTAGCCTTGCAAAAGGTTCTACTAAAAAAGATTTTGATGAAATCAACCGTCTTGAAGCAAAGCTTGCTAATCTTACTGGTAAAGGTAAGAGCCGAGCAACAGCTGGTCGTCAAGGAGCACAGCAACAGGTATCTCAACTTGCTTCATTAGCAAGCATGGGTGTTGTTGGAAAGACTCGTCGTCAGCGTATGGATGAATTAAATAATCTAATTGCTAAGGCAGAAGCTAAGAAGACTAAAGAAAACAAGGGTCTTCGTTATGGCAAGATGGGTGAATCACTTGTGCCAGGAACCGCAGCATATAAGGCTGGTTCTAAGACAAGACCAACAGTAACTCCTACTGGCGGTGGCTCAACTACTAAGGTGAGCGATAAATACACCGTAAAGAAGGGCGATACTTTCTCAGGTATTGCAAAGACTGCAGGAGTATCTTTATCAGAACTTCGTGCAGCAAACCCTGACATTATGAAGAAAAAGAAATACAAGCAGGGTTCAATGATTTGGTCAGGAACAAAGGTTAATATTCCAAAGAAGTAGGTAAATAAATGTCAATGATGCAACCTTCGGGTCCAGGTAAGTTCGCTAAGCGAACTGACCGCCAGGGCGCAAAACAAATTCCTAATGCTGCTTATGGCGAACAAAAGGAATTTCAAGATATGCAAGCTGGTGCGCCAATGGCAAAAACACCTACACCACAAATGCCAGGATTAAATCCAATGGCAGGCGTAGTGCCTTTATCAGCGCCCACCCAGCGTCCAGATGAACCTGTGACTGCTGGTGTGGACGTTGGTCCTGGTCCTGGTAGAGAAGTATTAGGACTAAAAAGTCCAGTCGACAACCAACTAAAAGATTTATCTAAGTTGGCAAAGTATATGCCACTAATGGCACAGTTTGCGGATTCTCCAGAATCTACTGGAACTATGAAAGCTTTTGTTAAGTATCTACGGAGCCAAGCAGAATGAAGATACTCAAGAAGTTCGAAGAAAACCTTGAACACCTTGGATTTGAAATGGCTCCAATTGCTTGGGATTTAGCCAAGTTCCCCTTTGAATCCGATGACGACCGAATTTCAGTATTAGAGGAACTAACGGCTAAGGAGGCTACACCTAATGTCCCTAACAGAATGGTGGAGTGACCCTTCCGTAGCTGCAGACCCAACCAAGGAACCAAAACTATCTAAGGTTGACAAGTTCAAGAAGGAACAAGATAACACCAAAGTAGGAAAAGCTGAACAAGCTATTGTTCCTAAAGTAATGGGTGCTATCGAAGCTGGAAGCAAGAAGCCAATTCTTGGCAAGATTATTAATCCAGCAATGAGCATGCTTAACTTTGTTGGCGAAAAAGTTGTTCAACCAATAACTCAAACAGTTTCCGCTGCGCTGCTTACACCTCAAGCCATGGCTAAAGGTAAAGGCGGATTAACTGAAAGCTATCGCTATTCAAAGAAGCAAGCTGAAAAGATTTCAATGGGACAGGCAGCAGCCAGTGCTGTTGGTAAAGTTGCAGCTCCTGTTCTTGGCAACGTAAGCGAAGCAACATTCCTTCAAAAAGATTTTAACGTATTTGACGAACGTCAACGTGATAAAGCATTCCGCGATGAATGGGCTGGAATCCTAGCCTCTGGCGTTACCGACTTAGCACTTGCTGCTCTTGGCACTAAAGGTGCAGGTATTGCCGTTCGTGGCACTGCAAAGAAAGTTGTAGGTCCAAAGCGTCTTGCTACCGCAGAGGATTTAGATGACTTCAAAACAGAACTAGATGAGATTGTTGCGTCTAAGGCTTTGCCTGTAGAGCAACAACCAAAGACTGGTCTATCTGTATTAGTAGATGACGCAGTTAATGAAACAAATTTAACTAAGCTTGCATCTAATCCACTTGTATCTGAAACATCTAACCCTTATAGAACTGCAACAATTCTATCTAGATTAGATAACCACCAAGATGTGGCAGACTATCTATTGGCAGAACGTGGCGATACCGCAGCATTCCAACGGTTCTTTGACCGTAATCCTTTAGCAGCTGACCACCTTGATAATTATGGAATTACTGCTACAGCACCAATTGATAACTTTGCAAACATCGGATTAGATGCACTAGATGAAGGTCTAGTAGCAAGATATCAAAAGATTATTGATGCTAAGAAAGCAGATGACCCTAACTTTGCTCGCGCTTTAGATGACTTCATGGAGAAAGCGCGTATGGGTGTTATTGAAAGTTATCGCCCAGGACGTTACGCAGCGCTAGAGCAGATTGGCTTAGCCAAGAAAAAGATAAAGTCACAGGCTTTGTATGGCGACCTCAAGATGTTTGGTCAAGATGCAGATGGTGGCTGGAAGACTCAGGTTTATCAAACTGCTACATACGATAGAGCAGTGCGTCTTATTGCATGGACTGGTTCAGGTCGTCCACAAGGTTACATTAATATTTCTAACCCACGTAAATTTGAAGCAGCTAACGATTTATTATCTGACTTAAACCGTCTTCAGTTCCTTAAGGGAACCGAAGGTGCTATGTATAAGCGTCGCATGGTTGAGATGTTCTTAGATGCACAAAGCGATACACAACGTGCTATTGCACTTGGTCGTATCGAAGAAAGCGTCATGGGTCGTCTTGCTAAGCATTACGGCATTAACGATATGCAAGATATTGCTAGCACTAAAGATGCTGTAAACCAGATTAAGAACTGGCATATTCGTATGAACCAGACACGCGATTCTATTAAAGAATACGCAGTTAAGAATGGTTTTGTTCCAGACGAGGGTGGCGGAATTAACGTCCAGAACTTCTTGTCTGTATCTAACGAAGCACAGAATTTACCAATGCTTGACTTCCGCAGACTTGAAACTGAAGTTATCTTCAACGCTCGTCGCGTTGCAGGCAAAGGTGCAAAGGTTACTGAAGGTCAGTTCTATGGCGCTGTAGCGTCAAGAACTGCCATGAACGTAGGTCAATTCCTTGACTTAGCAAACATGGTGTTCAGCAACTTGAACCTTCTTCGTCTTGCATACATACCTAAGAACTCAATGGTAGACCCATTCGCTCGTGCAAGCATGGCTCTTGAGTCAATGGAGCTTGTTAAGAACGCAGTTCCTGGTGTAGATAATGTTGTTTACAACACTGGTCTTCTTAAGGAATCTGTAAAGAAATGGGTTCCAGGTAGCCCTGCGTCTAATGCTCGTAAGCAAGCCAAGGCTGCACAGTTTCGTGTTGAAAAATACCGAGCAGACTTAGAGCCAAAGATTACAGCTCATGCTAAAGCAGAGGCTGTATACGATGACTTAGATAAGTCACTTACTAAACTTATAGTTGCTCGTGATAAAGCCAAGGCTAAGGCTTTGAAGAGCAATGATGTTGAAGTTCAAAACAAATACTATGAACTTGAAGATAAGGTAACAGAGTTACAGTCTAAAGTAAACGATGCGTTTGATGAGATGGGTAGACTTGGCGACTACGTCAATGGTATTGCTAAGTTAATTCAGCGCGAACGTAAAGACTGGGCAGAGTTTGCTAACGCTCAAGGAAGCCTAAAGCAAAAGAAACTTCTTGGGCAAGATGCTGAAGTTATTGAAGTTAACGGTCAGACTTACACAATCCAAGGTCTTGCTGACCCTAACGTTCGTGGCGCTAGCGCATACATGTCAGAGATTGACACTGCTACAAACTTTTATTCAGCATCAATGCAGTCAGAAATCTCTCGTAGACTTCAGGCAGATGGTGCTCGCTTCGTAAAGATTCCACGTAAGAATCGTGAAGAGTATATGAATGCGTTGGCACATATTGCCAACCGTCAAATTCGCAACGAACTTGACCTACCAGTTGGTTGGTTAATGAAGGGCGAAAAATCCAATGCTGAAGTTCTAGAATGGCTATATAGCCCAGCAGGTAAAGAATATAGACTTCGTATTGAAGAACGTTTTGGCGATGACATGGAAGCCTGGGTAGGGCAGACTAGAGAAAAACTCTATGCCATGTATCCAGATGCAGACCTTCGTAAAATTATTATGGAGCGTCCAGTAACCTATCAAGAAGTAGATGCAATGCTTTACGGCAGAACAGACCTACTCAAAGAAATTGATGGACCAAGCCTAAAGCTTTCTGATTTAACTGGCGCTGAGCAAGTTCTTGCTCGCGTAGGTGGTGCGACAAACGCAGCATGGAAAGTCCTTTCAATGGCTGAAACTCGTTTGGTTCGTAACCCATTGTTCTTGTCTTATGCTCGTGACGAAATGAAGACGCTGATTAATGCAGCGCAACGTTCAGGCATAGATGTAACAGACGCTGTAGTAAACAACGAGATTCGTCAGGTTGCTTACCGTAAGGCATTAAGCCGAGTCGAACAAACTCTTTATTCCTCACGTCGCCTTACTAACGGTATGTATACAGCACGTTATGCGATGAGCTTCCCCTTGGCTTTCTTTAATTCACAGGCAGTTGCGCTTCGCCTATTGGCTCGCAATCCAATGAATGCTTACTGGTATAACAGTATTCAACAGGCATTCGATAATTACCAAGCCTATGAAGACCAAGACGGAAACACCTATTCTTCAATCAAGGATGTTCCAGACGGAGTAGCGGTATCTGTTAAGTATCCACTTCCATATGGAGATAAGCTTCCAAGCTGGGTTAAGACAGCTCTTAAGCCTTACACAGACCCACGTGGTGGTGGCGTTAAGTTTAATCCTAAGCAGATGGAGTTCATGGTCGCAGACCCATCCATCTCTTGGTTTGGAACAGCAACCGTATCTGAGATTATTGATAACGGATTCAGCTTCGGTCCATGGAAACTTTATGGTGAGCAGGTAGCACTATCGCTTCGTGAAACACTTGGCGATGACGTATACGAATCTACAATTCTTTACGGCGGTTATCCAACCGAAGGTAAGAACCTTGCTGAAAAAGTAAAGAACACTATGGTTCCAGGGTATCTTCAATCTTTGATTGACTCTGGCAAGTTGCCTTACCCAATCCGTCAAGCGTTTTCGCTTATCGGACTTGAGAAGAGTGAACGATTTACTGATGAAGTTTATGCTCATTGGCGTAAAGGTTTCTCCGAGTGGGTAGCAAACGGACGTATTGGTCAGCCACCTTCAATGAAGGATGCTGCTAAAGCAGCAGGAAATATGGCGTTCATTAGGTCTGTTGTTCAGTTTAACGCACCTATCTCAGCAACATTTGACCCAGTAACACGTGCAGCTACTGCATACTACGCAGACCTTGTAGAGATGGCTAACGGCGATTACGACGTTGCACAAAAGGTTATGCAAGATGAATGGGGACTAGACAGCCTAGCGCTTGTTGGGTCTAACCAGAAGAATGTTGCTGGCGTAGCAGCAACACTCAATGACATTAAAGTTCTTCGCAATAGCGTTAAGTTATTAGAAGAGCTTGGTAATACCAATACTAAGTATGCTGGAATGTTGTCATCTGGTTATGGCGATATTGCAGGAACTGGTAGTGGACCAAATGATTATTCTACAGAAGTAGCTTCTATCTATAAGAGAATGAAGTTCGCGGATGGATTTAATAATCCTATTACTCAGAAGAAGAATGAAGACGAGTTAAAGAAATCTGTTCAGGCTCGTGTTGGTTGGGCTGAATACCAAAAGGCTGTTGACTGGCGCAATGCCATGATGAAGCAATATGGAATTGCATCAACATATGAGTCTAGGTATGAATACTCTGGCATCAAGCGAGTCTTTGATGACATGGTAGATGATATTGAGAACGACTATAAAGGTTGGGTTGAAGAGCGCGATGAAGAGCGCAAAGACTACTGGAATGGAACCATTGCAGCAGTCGAAACAATCTCCAAGAATCTTGACTGGAGAACATATGCATACTCAACTGGCAATACCAAGTGGGAAGAAATTGCTTTCTGGGTTGGTAAAGCTCGTAACTTTAAGGATGAGTATGACCGACCAAATAATAGTGATGAAAGGAAATTGATGCTTAAGCAGCAGTTCTCACAGTTCCACTATGACTATATTCAGACAGCTTCTGATGAATTCGATGCATTTGCCACAAGATGGTTAAACAATATGCCAGAACTAGATAATGAATTCGTGGTGACAAAGTGAAGAAACCAAATCGTAAAGATTTTCCTGCGGGAAAAACAGGCGATAAGCAATACGCTCAAGCAAAGATTGAATACGAAGCCTGGGTCAAGGAACAAGAGGCTAGTAAGAAACTCAATATTTCACCTATTAAGCTTCCTGGTATTAATCCAGAGGCTGGAATTAACGACGTTCAGGCTAAGTCTTGGTTCAAATACAGTGCTGCTACAGCTAAAAAAGGTTCTGAGGCTCGTAAATATTATGACCGTTTCGTAGCTATTCTTAAGAAATCTGGTATCCCAGAAAGCAAATGGCAGTCTGTATGGAGTGATGCTGTTGACTGGGTAGGAACACCTGGTTCTGGTTCAACTGGCGACCCATCTATGTATCTAAATGTCTGGAATCCAGGCGATTATACAAAGGGTGATGGCAGCACAAAGAAGTATGGAACTACTAAGAATAGAACCGAAACAACTACTCAATATAGCGCATCTAATGCTGCTGATTATCTAAGTAAAACATTTGAGCAAGAGATTGGCAGAACTGCCACCAAAGAAGAAATTGATGCTTATATAGCTGGTGTCAACGCTGCTGCTAAAAAGGAACCTTCTGTCTATGAAGGAACAACTACAAATGCTCCAGGCAAGGGTGGGCTTTTAGAAACAACAACCACCAAGGCAACCCAGACAACTGGCTTTGACCCTGCAATTTATGCAGCTAACTTTGCTAGAAGTCGTCCCGACTTCGCAGAATCTTTTGCTACAAAGAATTTCTTAAAGATTATTCAGGGAGTTCTTAAAGACCCTAATGCTATCGGAACGGTGGTCGAGTAATGGCAGATACAAAAGTAACGGTAAAGAGTGGTCAAACACTTTCTTCTATAGCTAAGGCTAACGGAACAACAGTTGCTGCCATTAAAAAGGCTAACCCTGTTCTTACTACCAACCCTAAATATAACGGTGGTAATACAATATTTGCTGGAACTAAACTTACAATTCCAGGTAAGGCTCCAGCTACAGCAACTGCTAAGGCAACTGCAACATCAACACCAATTGTGTCCAATACAAGCACAACAGTTGCCAACACAAGTTTATATACAAGCAATGTAACTGCATCTGTTAATTCATCTACAACAGTTCCGATGGCAACCGATAGGTTGTCTATGGCGCAACTACAATCACAGTTTGGTATTACGGCTGCGGTTATTAATAACGACCCAAGCCTACTGGCTGCTCTTAATAGAATCCTTGGTAAAGACGCAAACGGAAACGATGTCGGACCAATGGTTACTGACCCAGCATTAATGGAAGCTATTGTCAAAGGCACATCTTGGTATCGTGACCAAACAGATACACAACGTTCTTATGATTACGCAAGAGCAACTAACCCTGGTCAGTTTGCTGCAGACTTGCAAAAGAATGCAAGCAACATTGTTAAACAATATGCTGACTTAGGTCTTACCATTACAGCTAGCCAAGCAATTGAATACGCTAACAACATGATGAAGCAAGCCATTATTAAAGATGGCAAGGTCGTTAGATTTGACCAAGATTATCTTAATAAGTTAATGGCTGATTCAATCAAGTTTGTTAAGACAAACTCAATTGATGGTCGAGTTGTTTATACAGGTCTTGCTGGAAAACTAGAAACATTAGCAAGCAAATTATATACCACAGCACGTGACTATGGATTTGAACAAACCACATCAAATGCTAACTTCACTAAATGGTTTGAAGCCAGCATGAAAGGTCTTGTTGCTGGAACATTAAAAGAAGAAGATTTGGATAACGAACTACAGACTAGAGCAAAGTCATTTGCTCCTGGTCTAGCTAAGTTCATCGACCAAGGTCAGACTTTACGTCAAGCAGCAGACCCATGGCTTCAAGCAATTTCCGATACATGGGAAGTGGATATTAACTCTGTTGACCTTAACGATGACTTTGTTCAAAGAGCTATCAATATGCAAGATAAAGACGGCAACTTCACAACAATGAATTTATACGATACAAAGAAACTTGCACGTCGTAGCGCTAAATGGGATACAACTCAAACAGCAAAAGAAGAAAAGACTTCTATTGCTTCACGCATTCTTAAAGACTTTGGATTCCTGGGGTAACTAATGCCAAGAGATTTATATGACTATGCTGCTTCGGTTCAACAGGCAATTAATTATGATGCCATTGAAAGACAGCGTTTTGCTAATGCTGCATCTGTAGCATCTGCCAGTGCAGCTGCTGCACCTACAACTAAGCAGGTTCCAGTAAATGTAACTGTTAAGCCTGGTGACACTCTTTCAGCAATTGCTGCTGCAAACGATATGTCACTAAAAGAACTTTATGCATTAAACCCTAAGTTTAAGACCAACCCTAAGTATGAGGGTGGCAATATGATTTGGTCTGGAACTACAGTTAAAGTTGGAACGACATCTCAGCCAGTTACTACAAAAGTAGTTCCCCAAACTACTCCAACCACTACTGCTCCAACTACTACTCAGCCAACAACAACTGAACCAACTACTACTGAACCAACTACTACTGAACCTACAACAACTGAACCTACTACTACCAATCCAGTAACTACTAGCCCTTCTACGGTCGTAGTTGGTGGTGGACTTGGCTTAGGTGCAGGTGGCTCAGGACCAGATGCTGCAGCAACAGGCGCAGTCAATGACCAAATTAAAGCTTTAACTGACCAGATTGCTGCAATGCAGGCTGCATTTACAGCGGAAATTGGAAAGCCAAAAGTTGTTGGAACACGAACAGTTCGCAAAACTGGCGGTGTTGTAGATGTAGTTGAAATTATGTCTGATGGTTCTGTTGGTAAAACAATTGAATCATACAAAGACTTTGGCGCTCGTGACTCCGTCATGAAGATGTTTGAGAACACTGGTCTTGGTCAAGATTTTATTAAGTCTTTAATGGATACAATCGACCAGGTATATGAAGAAAACATTATGCCTACCGACTCACAGGTTCTTAATACTATCTATAGTAGCGATGCATATAAGACACGGTTCGCAGCTAACGAAGCTATCCGTAAGCGCATATCTGAAGGCAAGGGTCGTCCTGGTGACAGACTTCTTAGCCCAGCAGAATACATTGCAGCAGAAGACGGATACCGTGAGATTCTTCAAGAGTCTGGACTACCTACTGGCTTCTATGACCAACAGGAAGATTTTACTAATTTGATTTCTAACGCTATCAGCGTTAGTGAATTAACAGCACGTGTAAACATTGCACAGAATGCTCTTCAAAAGGCAGACCAGTCAATCGTTAAAGCGCTTAAAGATTACTACGACTTAAGCACTGGCGACCTTGTCGCTTATATGTTAGATAACCAGAAAGCGTTTGACGCAATTAACTCTCGTTATCAATACTCAACAGAGCAGGCTAAGTTGATGTATACATCTGCTGAAGTTGGTGGAGCAGCCACACGTGCAGGTATGACAGAAGGTATCTCTAAGGGATTTGCTGAAGAGATTACTAAGGCAGGTAAAGCAGACTCTGCTGAACGTGCATTCCAAGGTGCTGCTCGTGACCAAGGCGATTATCGCCGATTGATGTCACTGTATGGTGAAACTGCTGGCATTGAAGATTTAGCACGTGAGTCGCTAGCTCTTGCTGGTGGTGCTGAAGTTGGTATCAAGACTAAGAAGCTTGCATCTAAAGAACGCGCCAAGTTCCAACAACGAGGCGCTATTGATAAATCATCGTTGGGTTCTCGTTTAAGAACACCTGACATTTAATAGATTCCGTCCCAGACGTTCCAGCCCTGGTGATGTGTATAAGTCTGGAAGTCATCACGTCTACAAATTACTACCCCTGGTAAGGAGTACGTGTGGTGCAAAACCCGATGAGGGTTTCAACTACTAATAAGGGAGAAAACAATGGCAGAAGAATACCTAGAGTACGACTTCGAAGATGAAGACAATGGCAGTGGAACTGACCTAGTAAAGAAACTTCGCAAGCAAATTGATTCACTTTCCAAGCAACTTAAGGAACGCGATGAAATTCTTGCAGAGTATACAACACTAAGTCATGAAGCTTCTGTTGGGGAAATCTTAGAAAGTTTCGGACTTAATCCACGAATCGCAAAATTCATCCCAGATGAAGTTGGCGCTGACGAGGATGCTGTCGCACAATGGTTAAATGAATACGGCGATGCATTTGGTATCGAAGCCGTTGAAGAGGGGACTCCGTCCCCTGACGCTCAAGCATATGAGCAAATGTCAGAATTTGACGATGGAACAATTGACCCATTCGTGGGTCAAGACTTAGCTTCTCGGATTGCGAACGCAGGTTCGCCAGAGGAACTAAGTAACCTACTCAAAGGCTGATACGTCCACAATCAAACCTAATTAGAAGGAAATCATGCCTACTACACCAGCAACATCAACAACGACATCAACAATGTCGAACTTGATTCAGACGGCGTATGACAAGTATATTGAGTTTAACCTTCGCTCAGAACCAATGTTCCGCAAGTTTGCGGACAAGCGTCCTGTCGATGTAACAAACCCAGGTAATACAGTCGTCTTCCAGGTCTACAAGGACCTATCACGTGCTACAACAGCACTAACACAAACAGCTGACCCAGATGCAGTAACACTAAACAACACCGATAAGGTGAACGTAGTTGTTGACGAATATGGTAACGCTGTAATCACAACTGAGCGTCTTGCTCTTGTAGTATGGAACAAGTTGACATCTCTTGCAACAATGCGTTACACAGGAACAGCATCTGCTGATGAATCAACACTTAACGGTGAGAACGTTTCATCAAGCACAACAGCTCCATACATCTCTGCAGCTCTTGCTCGCAAGGGTGTTGCAAAGCTTCGCGGTGCATCTGTGCAACCACGTGACGGTGGCTTCTATACAGCGCTTATCCACCCAGATGTTTCTTTTGACCTTCGTTCAGAAGCAGCAACTGCAGGAAACGTTTCATGGCAGCTTCCACACACCTACACAGAGGCTGGCGTTGCCAACCTATGGAATGGTGAAATCGGTATCTACGACCAGGTTCGTTATATCGAAACTCCACGTGCTGAGGCTATCTCTGGCTCAGGCACATCTAAGGTTTACGCAACCGTTCTCCTTGGAAAGCAAGCTCTTGTTGAAGCAGTTTCTTATGAGCCAAAGACCGTTATCGGTCCAGTAACAGATAAGTTGATGCGCTTCCGCCCAGCGGGTTGGAAGGGTCTACTTGGATGGAACGTCTACCGCAAGGAAGCACGTTATGTCATCCAGACAAAGTCAAGCATCGCTTCCTAGTTTACATAGTGGGAGGGGCGGGCAACCGCCCCTCTTCACATAAGGAGATAAGTTGGCTAAGAAAAAGAAGGCTGAAGAATTACCACTTGATTTCTTTACGCCACTCCAAAGTTATGCAATACAAGCACACGAGTTATACAACTCGTTTGCACAGGCAGGATTCACTGAAGGTGAAGCGTGGGAATTAATGATTAGACACCTTCCCGAATGGGAATTAGAAGAACCAGAGTTTAGTGAAAAGGGAGAAGAATAATGCCAAAAGTGGGAAAGAAAGAATTTGCATACACCGCTAAGGGTATGGCAATGGCAAAAATGGAAGCCAAGAAGACTGGCAAGAAAGTTGCCGTAAAGAAGCCTAAACTAAAGAAGAAGTAAATGGACCCAAGACTAAAACGAGCAGGCGTATCTGGTTTTAATAAACCAAAAAGAACACCTAGCCATCCAACAAAGTCACACGTGGTAGTAGCCAAGTCTGGCTCCCAAGTAAAGACTATTCGTTTTGGTCAACAAGGGGTCAGTGGTTCACCTAA